GAAAAAAGGCGAGATGATTACACCTGCACCAGGTTTTACGGTGTTTGCTACTGCGAATACAAAAGGTAAAGGCTCAGATGATGGTCGTTACATGTTTACGAATGTGCTTAAAGAAGCCTTCTTAGAAAGATTCCGCACTACAATGGAACAGGAATTTCCTCCTGTTAAGATTGAGCGTAAGATTGTTGACAAAGAATTATCTTCCGTTGGACGTGCTGATAGTGAATTCGCCGAGAAGCTTGTTACATGGGCTGATGTAATTCGTAAAACATTTATGGATGGTGGTTGTGATGAAGTGATTTCCACTCGCCGTTTAGTCCATATTGTAGAAACCTATGGTATCTTTGGTGATAAAATGAAAGCAATTACCTTGTGTTTGAATCGCTTTGATGATGATACCAAGGCAAGTTTTGTTGACTTGTATACCAAAGTTGACGCCGGTGCTTCTGCCGAAGAAATTCTGGCACCACAACCTGAACCAGAAGTTCCGGTAAATGAAAATCCTGAGGCTGAAGAAAATCAACCTTTCTAATAGTTAGTTGTTCGGCACTTGACCCGGCGAAAGTCGGGTCTTTTTTCATTTGTACCTGTCTAACGCTTGACAACAGGTTCATAATCTGATATACTAGTATCATATTTGAGAGAACGGTCGCCTCTCAAATGCTTTTTAATTTGCGACCAATTTATGGAGTTATTTGTAATGAAATCAACTAAAGCTCGTGTTCTCGCCTATTTGTCCAAAGATAGCGAATACAACACACTCACACCACAAAAAATGCAATCTGTTTTCGGTGTTGCTAATCCTTCCGCTACCATCAATGAGTTGCGTAACGAAGGTCATGCAATCTACCTGAACTCACGCATCAACGCAAATGGCGATAAAGTTTCTTTCTATCGCCTTGGTTCTCCAACCAAGCGTATGGTAGCTGCAGGTATTGCTGCTATCCGTTCACAAGGTGAGCGTGCTTTTGCCTAAAATAGTTTAGGAAAAGTAAAGAGGAAGTTATACATATAGGTGTTGCTTCCTCTTTTTTTATTTATGGAGTTATTATGGAAATCCAAGTTAAACTTGAAGATTTGAAAAAAAATAAATTGTTTGTGGCCACGCCAATGTATGGCGGTATGGCACACGGACTCTATATTAAGTCGTGCCTAGATTTACAAACCACCATGTCCAAATATGGTGTTGAAACTAAATTCTCTTTTTTATTTAACGAATCTCTTATTACAAGAGCTCGTAATTATCTTGTAGATGAGTTTCTCCGTTCCGATTTTACTCACCTATTGTTTATTGATAGCGACATTCATTACAACCCACAGGATGTAATTGCGATGTTAGCTTTAGAAAAAGATGTTATTGGTGGCCCCTATCCAAAAAAATCAATTAATTGGAGTAATGTGGCACAAGCGGCAAGAAATCATCCTAATTTAGAACCAAAAGAACTTGAAACCTTGGTTGGTGAATATGTCTTTAATGTGGTTTCTGGAACAAAACAGTTTCAGGTTACAGACCCATTAGAAGTGCTAGAAATTGGCACGGGTTATATGATGGTGAAGCGTGAAGTTTTCCACAAAATGGAAAAAGAATATCCAATGATTCGTTATAAGCCAGACCATGTAGGTCAAGCAAACTTTGATGGCTCTAGATATATTCATGCATACTTTGATACTGTGATTGATAGCAAAGGATCAATTACTGATGGTGGTTCTGACCGCTATCTAAGTGAAGATTATATGTTCTGCCAGATGTGGCGTAAAATGGGTGGTACAATTCATTTATGTCCTTGGATGAAAACTCAGCACATTGGTACCTATGCGTTTACTGGTAACATGCCTGCTGTAGCACAATACACAGGTCGTCTATGACAAGTGAAGTAGTAAAAGAATCTCAAACAGCCACAACTGGTGGTCGCAAGTTTGATGGTGGTAAACTACAATATAGTTTATTACCACCGCTTGCACTTAAAGCTGTTGTTGATGTATTAACCTTTGGTGCTCAGAAGTATGAACCTGATAATTGGAAACATGTACCAGATTCCAAACGCAGGTACTTTGATGCAGCTCAAAGGCATTTGTGGGCATGGAAAGAAGGTGAACAAATTGATCCTGAATCTGGCAAACATCATCTAGCTCATGCTCTATGTTGCTTGACATTCTTATATGAACATGATATAATGTATTCTGTTGATGATAAATCTTAATTATGGAGTGATGTATGAAATTATCTAATGAAACCGTAGCAATCTTAAAGAACTTTGGTGCAATCAATCAAGGTATTCTTTTCAAACCAGGCAAAACACTTAAAACGGTGTCTAGCCATAAAAACATTCTAGCTGAAGTATCTATCAAAGAAGATATTCCTGCTGAGTTTGGCATCTATGACCTAAACAACTTTCTGTCGGTCATCTCTCTACACAAAGATGATCCGTCATTTGAGTTTGATGAGAAACAAGTTACAATCGTTGGCAACAAAGGTCGTAGCAAAATCAAATATCGCTTTACTCCATCTAATATGATTGTTACTCCACCTGAGAAACAGTTGACAATGCCTGATGCAGAAATTAAGTTTGACCTTACTGCTGAAGATTTTGATTGGGTCATGCGAGCTGCCAGCGTTCTTTCTTCACCACAAGTTGCAATTGAATCTGATGGTAAAAAAGTAAGTATTGTTACACTTGATTTACAAAATGATTCAGCACACACCGATGCTCTAGAAATTTCAGAAGGCAATGGCAATAAGTTTAAAATGGTTTTCAAAACAGAGAACATCACGAAAATAATGCCGGGTTCTTATGATGTCTTTATCTCATCAAAAGGTATTTCACACTTTAAAAACAAAACTGTTCCGCTTCAATATTGGGTTACAACTGAGGCAGGCTCTAAATTTGAAAAGGGTAACTAATATGCCGTTTGATATTACTCGTGACCAATATGTTGCGGTCTTAGAAACGGAAGTTGAAACTCTCCGCAGATACTACGACCCACAAACTGAAGGAACAGGCCACTTTAACACGGCTATTGGAGTTCTACAACATCGTATTGATGAGATTAAGAAAGGAAATCAAAATGCCGTTTAAAATGTTTACAAATGCGGTTGAAGGACATGTTGATGAATCAATCGCAATTAATCCAGACCACATCATTAATGTATTTGAAAGAGTTACCACAGTAGCAACTGCTGAAGGAAATAAAGAAAAGAAAGTTACTATTCTATTTGCTGGTCCTGTAGGCTCTTGGGAAGTAAAAGAAGATTACTTAACAGTAGTTGCTCGTTTGAATGAGCGTGACTAAGTATTTTATTATGAAGTATATTGTGAAAGAATTATATTATGGAACACCTTTTATGGACAGAGAAATACAGGCCTCAAACTGTTGACGATTGTATTTTACCTGACCGCCTGAAACAACCATTTCAGGAATATGTAAATCAAAAACAAATTCCTAATTTACTTTTGGCGGGTGGTGCTGGTGTAGGAAAGACCACCATTGCCAAAGCCATGTGTAATGAAATTGGTTGTGATTTTATGGTCATCAATGGTTCAGATGAAAGTGGTATTGATACTTTTAGAACCAAAATCAAAAACTATGCTTCATCTATGTCGCTTACCGGTGGTCGTAAGGTCATCATCATTGACGAAGCAGATTATCTAAACCCAAACTCAACTCAACCTGCCTTGCGTAATGCGATTGAAGAATTCGCTAGCAACTGCTCGTTCATCTTTACATGTAACTATAAGAATCGTATCATTGAACCACTCCATTCACGGTGTGCGGTTATTGATTTTGGTTTAAAGAATGGCGAGAAGGCTAAGATGGCCTCTGCGTTCTTTAAGCGAACTCAATCTATTTTGCAAAGTGAAAAAATTGATGCTGACGAGAAGGTTTTGGCAGAATTAGTTAAGAAACATTTTCCAGATTTTCGCCGTGTATTAAATGAACTTCAGCGTTACTCTCAGTTTGGCAAGATTGATACAGGCATCCTTGTTCAAATCGCTGACATTTCAATTGATGAATTGTCTAAGCATATTGTTGCTAAAGATTTTGGTGCCATTCGTAAGTGGGTATCATCACATGAAATAGACAATACCTCGCTGTTTCGTAAACTATATGATACATTGAGTGACACTTTAAAGCCTTCATCTGTTCCACAGGCCGTGGTAATTCTTGCTGACTATCAGTATAAGG